TTAGAGAGTTCGTAGTTAAATACGGGAAAATAGAAGTCTTGTAACTTATGCGGGGAGGGGACATAAGTAATGAAACACCTAAACGTGTAGCAGTTACAACAGACTGTATTATCAGGCGTGTCCCGGTCATAACCAAGCTCCTAGGCGTGATACCTTATTCACACGAAGAGGTTGAGTATGATCGGGCCATGCTCTCTCGCCTTTGGAACTATGCTGCAAAGAGCGGGTACATTTTAGAACTTGTAGGATTTGGCGTAAAGCCAGAAGATATGCAAGACTACATGGACGACCTTGACAACTTAGGTACAAATCCATTTAACTATGCAAAGGCATACTACGTCGTAGCAGACCTAGTAGCAGAAATGCCTTACCGTAATGAGTTAGTTTGCGTGATTGATATTCCATCACGTAGTCTTCGTTACGGTAGTTGGTACTATGACATCGGGAGGGTGTAATGGCTGCAGATAATGAGTTAAGGCTCATCAGCCGTGCTATACGCACAAGGGACATAACAGCTGTCCTTGAATACGGTCTTAAAGAAGACTGGTTCTATGTAGATGAAAACCGCGCAGTGTGGAAGTTCATTGTCAGTCACTGGAGCAAGTACCAAGAAGTTCCTACAGCAGTTACGGTAAAGGATAACTTTCCTACTTACCGGTTGTTGGCTGTAGAGGACTCTATTGAGTATCTCCTTGATCAGTTAGTTGATTATCGACGTCGTCAAAAAGCAATTGAGATTATTCAAGATGCTGCAGACTCAATTGCAGAGGGCGATCACGCATCTGCTATTGCAACTATGAGCACAGGCGTTGCAAAGATTTCTGATGAGGGTGTAGGCGCTAGTCGGGATGTAAACCTGACAGCAGAACCTCTCACACGTTATGACGAGTACCTTGCAGTCAAGACCCGTCCAAACGGTTTGATTGGCATGGCTACAGGTTTCTCTCTCATTGACCAAGCAACCGCAGGCTTGCAGCCCGGACAGCTTGTTGTGATCATTGCTCCACCAAAGACTGGTAAGTCTGTTGTTGCTCTGCAGACCGCAGTTAACTTACACAACGATGGGTTTGTCCCAATGTTCCAGTCCTTTGAAATGAGCAGTCACGAACAACAGACTCGTCACGATGCAATGCGCTCTAACATTTCTCATGCACGTTTGACACGTGGAGCCCTTAAGGTAGATGAAGAAGCACGCTACCAAAAGATGCTTAAGAAAATGGAAGCCATGCACAACTTCTACCTAACAGACGGACCAGCAGCAGATACTATCTCCGGACTTGCAGCAAAGGTTGAGAAGATTCAACCAGATGTAGTCTTTGTTGACGGTGTGTATCTGATGACAGATGAGGTCAGCGGTGAGGCTAACACGGCCAAGGCACTGACTAACATCACTCGTTCGTTAAAGAAGCTGGCTCAGAAAATTGAAAAGCCAATTGTAGTTACCACACAGGTTCTTGAATGGAAGATGAAAAAGAATCGTGTGTCAGCGTCGTCAATTGGTTACTCGTCTTCGTTCTTTCAGGATGCTGATGTTATCCTGGCACTAGAACGGCAAGACGAAGAAGATGATTCATCACGCTTGTTCCGTATCGAGGCTAGCCGTAATTGTGGCAAGGTCGAAATGGAACTACTTTGGGATTGGGAAAACGGAAAGTTTCAGGAGTATTAAAATGATCAATTTTCCAGACTTTGATGGCACACAGGCGTGTGTCGATTTAGATACGGATATATTCTTCCCTGATTCGGAAGATCGCAAAGCCGTACAAGCGGCAAAAGATATTTGCAACTCATGCAACCAACTAGATAAGTGCTTTACATACGCTGTATGGGAGCCAGGACTAGAGGGTATCTGGGGAGCAACTACCCCACGTCAACGCGAATCATGGCGTTCACGTGCTAGGAAGGCTGCTCGTAATGGTTCTAACTGATAATGAAGTAAAGTCAATACTATTCAAGTTAGGTATTGATACCTGGACAGAGCGTGGAGATGAGATCACTGCTCTATGCCCCGGTCACGAACTTCGTACTGGGCGCATTGATAACAATCCGTCTTGGTCGATTAATGTTGAGTCCGGTGTGCACCATTGTTTCTCGTGCGGGTACAAAGGAAATCTCCTAACTCTTATCTCTGAACAATTAGAGTTCAAGACAGAGTGGGGTCGATTAGATCTTGAAGCTGCAAAGAGCTGGCTGCGTAACAACTCTCAGATTGATCTTGAGTTAATTGTTAAGCAGATGGAAGAGATTAAGTCTTCTTACATTGCTATCCCAAAGCCGGTTGAAATGAGTGAGGCCCGCCTTGCTTTGTATCGTATTAATGAGATTCCTGAGTGGGCTTTAGAAGCTAGGGATATTACTTTGGAAGCCTGTCAGGCATACGACGTAATGTGGGACGCAGAAAATGATAACTGGATTCTTCCTATCCGTGAATGGGAGCATGCAAAGCTATTGGGTTGGCAAGAAAAGGGACAAAGTAAGCGTCACTTTAAAAACCGTCCGGCAGGTGTGTTAAAAAGCACTACGCTGTTTAATGACAAGCAGGTAAGCAATACTATGATTATTGTTGAAAGCCCATTAGACGCAGTTCGTTTACGATCCGTTGGCATCTCCGGAGGTGTTGCAACCTTTGGTGCATCAGTAAGCCCAGAGCAGTTCAAGCTGTTTCGAGAGGCAGAGAATGTTGTATTTGCTTTTGATAACGATACTGCTGGTCGTGAGGCTTCACTACGTATGTTAGACTTAAGCCGTAAGACAGGATTTGAGTGCAAGTTCTTCAACTACATGCAAGCTAACGTTAAAGACATTGGCGATATGTCAGAAGATGCTATACGCTTAGGTATTAATAAGGCCAAGCACTGTGTGTTAGGCAAAGCCGCAATCTTAGGATAAGAATGAGTTTTACAGGAACCCTTCTTCCATATCAGGAAGAGGCCGTAGACCTAATGTGCGAACGTGGCAAAGTACTTGTTGCGTATGACCTGGGTCTTGGAAAAACTGTACTAACTATTGCAGCAATAGAGCGCCTACGTGATGAAGGAAAGATTACCGGCCCAGGGTTAGTAATCTGTCTATCAAGTCTTAAGTACCAGTGGGCTAATGCAATAGATAAGTTTACAGGACAGACTTCATTTCCTGTAGTTATTGATGGCACTCCTAAGCAGCGTCAGGCTCAATACGAACAGTTTAAAAACTCTCAGGTTGATTACATCATCATGAACTACGAACAAGTAGTTTCTGACTGGGAGTTAGTTAAGAAGCTACCTCGTGCGTTTGTTGTGGCTGATGAGGCCACTGCGCTCAAGAGTTTTAAATCAAAGCGCTCTAAGCATGTAAAGAAACTTACTGCTCCATACATGTACGCTCTTACTGGTACTCCTGTAGAAAATGGAAAAGCCGAAGAGATCTTTTCAATCATGGAGTTTGTTGATCGCCACGTTCTTGGCTCATACCCTAACTTTGAGGCCAAGTACATTAACCGTAATGGGATGGGTTGGATAGATGGATACAAAAACCTTACCCAGCTACATGACTCTTTAAAATCTACATCAGTTCGTAAACGTCAATCAGACCCTGACGTATCTCCTTACTTGCCAGAAACAATTATGGCGTCTCCTCTATTAATTCCATTTGATCCAGCAGGCCGCAAATTGTACAAAGCTATTTGCGAGATGCTATTAGAAGATCTAGACGAAGCAGCAGCTTTTATTAGTTCTGGGGCTAGCATCTATACAAAGGATGGCGGGCTAATTGATGAGTTCCGTGGGCGCATTATGCCAAAGCTAATTGCCCTACGTCAGGTATGCGCACACCCACAACTTCTAAAAACCAGCGGATTAAAGTTTGATGGCTTTGCAGGTACCGGATCTTTGTTTGCTGCAGAACTATTAGATTCAGGCGTTCTTGATAAAGAGTTCAAATCCCCAAAGCTAGATACACTAAAGGAATCTATAGCCACTTTCCTAGCGGAAGATGAAAAAAATAAAGCAGTTATATTTACCACTTTTGTCAGTATGACAGATATACTTGGTAAAGAGCTAAAAAGCTATGGGGCAAACACTTACACCGGGCGGATGACTGCAAGGGAAAAAGAAGATGCTAAGGTTGACTTTCAGACTAATCCTGGGACTCGCCTGCTCATTAGTTCTGACGCTGGCGGGTATGGCGTGGATCTTCCTCAGGCTAACCTACTGGTCAATTATGACTTGCCTTGGAATGCAGGACTTGCTCTTCAAAGGAACGGACGCATCCAACGAGCCTCCAGCACCTGGGAGCACGTTGTAATCCAAGACCTACTTATGCTAGGCTCTATAGAGACTCGTCAATATGACATGCTCCAGCAAAAAATGTCAGTGGCAAATGCTATTGTCGATGGAGAAGGTATTGGCAAGGACGGTGAACTGAACTTAACCCTCGGTACACTTAGGCAATTTTTGCAAAACAATTAAATATAGAATAAGATATAGCGGGGGCCACGTTTCAGGAGTTAAAATGCCTAACCCAACCCCCACAAGAACTATCAGAGTTTCTGATGAGATCTGGAATGCAGCAAAAGAAAAAGCTGCTGCGGAAGGTATCACAGTGACTGATATAGTTATCACAGCGCTCGAAGAATTCATCGAGCTATAATTACCTCGGAGGGTAACATGGAAGTAATTGGTAAAGAGAACCTACCTACAGTAGACGACTTTGGTACAAGCGATATTGAATCGATGTACAAGGAGTATGTACTCCTAAAGAAAAATATTGATGATCTTACTGCACGTCAGAATGTAATCAAAAAAGAACTTATGTCTTTTGTTGATGGATACGGTCTGGAAGATGACAAGGGCCACAAGTGGTATGACATGCCAGAGTACGGTGGCTACAACGGTATGCAGAAACAGCGTCGTGTTTCACAGTCAGTTGACGAGAATGCTGCTCAGTCTATTCTTGAAGATAAAGGCCTAGCAGAGCGCTGCTTTGAAGTAAAGCCTGTACTTAACGAACAGTCTGTAATGGAATGTGTATACGAAGGTTTGCTAACTGAGGACGATGTTGATACTATGTTCCCACAGAAGGTAACTAACGCATTTGTACTAAAGAAGGCATAATATGTTTTGGAAAAGCTTACTTGCACTTTGGATAGGATTCAATATACTAGTTGTAATTGCCGGCATTGCTAGCGACTACAGTAAGCGTAAAAAAACAAATGACTAGCGAGTTGCATCTTTGCTGGTATTGTGATAAAACTTTTAAAGAACTTATAGACTTGATAGCACATAGAGAGGAACGCCATGTTTGAAATGGTAGAAGGACCTGAGTTAACAGAAGAACGTCTTCTACACTTAGTTTCTGAAGGATTGAAAGCTTGGGATCCCATGCTCTTTGCTCGTTCAGAAGATAGCCAAGGCGCAGCATTCATTGCACTTGACATATTCAAGAAAGCTATGGAAGGATATATCAAGTAATGGCTGAGGATAAAATTGACGAGATGTTTGGATCTCTCAGTGAATTTTATCCAGGGTCTAAGAAAAAACGTCGTTCCGTAAACCCTGAGGTAGAAGCAAAGAAAAAGCAAGTTGCTGATCAGGAAGCATGGGATAAGCGCCCACTACGTAAGAAACTTGCAAACGGTAATGAGATTGAGTTATTCTCAGCAGGTATGTTTGCAGAGGCTCTAGGTAGGCCGCTTGTAACTGTACGGCTCTGGGAGCGTAAAGGATACATTCCTCGTGCTCCTTATAGACTAAGGTCTATAGTTGTAAACGGTGTAAAGAAGCCCGGGTGGCGGATGTACAGCCGTGCTATGGTAGAGTCAACAATAGAAAGTTTTCAGTCCAGGGATCTTCTTGAAGCCCCTAGGATTGAATGGGATAGAGAACGGGAGTTAACAGCAGAGCTGTTTAACAACTGGACTCAAATCCACAATCAAGAAACAAATTAACCAAAACGCCATAAGGCCAAAAACCGAAGGAAATAAAATGCCAGTAAACGCTAACGTATCGTCATACCTTGACGAAGATGAAGAAGCAACAATCACTCCAAGTGAAGATGCAGTATTCGAAACCGAAGATGAAGATGAAGCAGCAGATCGCTCATCTGTAATCCAGGTAGGCTGGGCTGCAGCCAAAAAGGTACAAGCTAAAGTAGCCAAAACATATGCAACCGACTTCAAGTTTGAAGAGGATGTTCAACTGATCAAGTTCCTCTCTCCGGAACCAATGATCTTCTCACAGCACTGGGTACAGCGCACAGGCAAAAAGTCTTTTGTCTGCCTCGGTACTTCACAGTGTCCACTATGCCGTGCAGGCAACAAGGCTGAAAACAAGTTTGCATTCAGCATTGTTAATCTTTCTGACGAAGACCCATCAGTACAGTTAATGACTGTAGGCATGCGTCTCTGCGGTCAGTTGGAAAAGCTGAACGGTGACCCTAAGACCGGTCCTTTGGATCGTATGTTCTGGGCAGTTAGCAAGTCAGGTCAGAGCACCAAGACAAGCTACTCAATCATGCCTGTTAAGGAACGCGACCTTCCAGAAGATTGGGATCTTGATGCTGAGCACGTTCGTCAAACTCTTAGCACATTTAGCCCTCTAGGCACAGACGCACTACGCATGTCAACTAAGGCCGAACTTACTGACATCGCACGCGAAATCCCAGAAGACTAATCCCTTAGGGGTAGGAAGCTAGATCGCAACCTCCTTGGTTTAGCTTCCTACCTCCTTTTCTTTCTATTGGAGAGCAGAATGAAAAATATAATCCTTACTACCGACCAACTGCAAGAAGTGGTCGATGCCTACTCACAAGTAGATGAATTTGTATTTGACGTAGAAACTATGGGCGAGAATCGTGGAGATCCTCGTCAGAATCCTGTTGTATGGATT